CAGTGGAAGATTATGTTTATGATGACTTTGATACAACTAAAGGTCAACAAGTAAATGCAGGGATTAATAACTTATATACAGAAGTAACTTGGTGGTATCCATCACAAGGATCAGAATTTAATAATAGATATGTAGTATTTAACTACGGACAAACTAATACTCCAGTACCTATGGGTAATTGGTATACAGGAGTTAATACTAATTCTATAAGAACAACTTGGATTGATTCATTAGTATACCCTCAACCTTATGCAACTGCATATAATAGTTCTAATACTGGAAGTTTTCCAGTTATCATAGGTGAGACCGGTTTAGGACAAAGTGTATTCTTTGAACAAGAAGTAGGAACAGATCAAGTAAATCCAGATGGTACAACAACTACATTAACTTCTTTTGTACAATCCTTTGACTTCTCTTTACAAGCACAACAAAGTGAGGTATTTTTAGCTATGCGAAGATTTTTACCTAACTTTAAAAATTTAGTAGGAGATAGCAATGTAACTATATCTGTTTCTGATTATCCTGCTGATAATGCAACAGGTACAACCTTAAGTCCTTTTGTAATTACTTCTAGTACCACTAAAGTAGATACTAGAGCCAGAGGAAGATATGCAAATATTAAAGTAGAAAATATAGGTAGCGGCCAATCATGGAGATTTGGAACATTCCAAGTTGACCTTCAACCAGATGGAAGAAGATAATGACAAAAATTGTAGTAAGATTACCTGAACCTAAAAAAGAATATACGGAAGATAATCAAAGACAAATTAACAGAGCGTTGTCCACAGTAGTTGAACAATTAAACTCTACATTTTTAACACAGTTAAAAGAAGAAGGTGAAAGATTTTCTTGGTTTAATATGAGGTTTGGCTGCTAATGAGTTGCAATAATATAAATCCAATTACAGGTGGTAGTACAGTAAGTGATATTCCATTTTATTTAGCAGTACAGCAAGGGAAAGTACCAGGATATTCTATTATTAATAAATTTGGCTACAATAGTTCTATTGGATCAGGAGCTTTTGAAACTATTTGGGAACCAGCAAGTAATATTATATTTCAAACGTCTGCTCAAACTTTAAGTGTAGTTAGTAGCAGTGCTAATGATGTAGCTGCTGGAACAGGAGCAAGAACTTTACGAATACAAGGTTTAGATTCTAGTTTTAATTTATTAGAAACAACCATTACTTTAACAGGAACAACTCCAGTAGTAACTACAGGAATTGAATTCATAAGAGTATTTAGAATGAGTGTTGAAACGGCTGGATCTACTGGGAATAATGTAGGAAATATAACGGCAACTTATTCTTCTACTACTAATACTGCAGCTTATATAGACGCTGCAAATGGACAGACATTAATGACAGTCTATACTGTACCTAATGGTTATACAGGATACTTATTATCTTTAAATGTATCTAGTGGAAAAGATCAAGAAATGACTTTTAAAGTTATTACTAGAGATAATACTATTACTGATGCAGGTTTTCAAACTAAACAATATTTAGAAGTAAGAGGTGGTTTAACTTATATTAATTTTCCAGATGGTGGTGCTTATGGAGAAAAGACTGATATACAAGTAACTGGACTAGCTAGTTCTACTTCTTCTGCTTCTGCAACATTTGATTTATTATTAGTACAGGATGGATATTAATGGCAAATATATATAAAAATTCATTTTATGATCCGGCAGTAACTACTTCAGTGACAGTTTATACTGTTCCAAGTAATTCAAGATCTATTATTCAAAATATACAAGTGACTAATGAATCTGGTACTAAAATAGTTAAGGCAACAGTTACTGATTCTTCTACAGCAACTGATTATCAAATAGCTTATGCAGATATTACAGGACCTACTATTTGTAATCTTGCAAAAGGACCAGTAATACTAGAAGAAAATGATGTGTTAAAACTTGAATCTTCAGTTACAACAGGTATAAGTGCTATTATATCAATATTAGAAACAAGTAGAGAGGATAGATAATGTTTGTAGAACAAGAAGCAAGTTTAAGATATGAAACAATCGACGGTAAGAAGGTCCCGGTTATTACACCAAGAGTAGAGATAACTTTAAAGAATTTAGAGACAGGTCAAGAGTATAACTCTGACGCTGAAGCGATGACCGATGTACAAAATGTAAGTACATCTACTAAAGCAGAACACATATCTAGAAGTGTACATATAGTAGTAGAAGGCCTTGATTTAGGGGCTGCTACTAATTTATTCTAGATTGACTAAAGGTAAAAAAACTAGTAAAATGCATAAAATTAGCATATACTCAAGACTTGCTATCTTGCATTTCAACAAATAAATTATAGAGAAACTATGGGATTTTTTTCAAAAGTACGTAACAAAATTAAAAAAATAATACCTAAAGAGATACGACCTTTTGTACCTTACGCAGCAGCAATGCTTCCAGGTATAGGTGGACTAGCAGGGGCGTATGGTAAATTTGCAAACGCAGCTTTAGCCAGGGCAGCTACCGACGATGAAGCAGATTTAAAAGATATTGCACGAACAGGAATATTTGCAGCAGCACCAACAGCATTAGGTGATTATGCAAAAACAGGAAACTCAACAGCATTATCTTTTGGAGATAAAGGATTTTTAAGTCAACAAGCTAAGCTTGGAGCAGCAAAAGCTGCAGGATATGCCGAACAAAATCCATTTAAAACAGCAGCAGCAATGGGTTCAACAGATGCAGCAATTAAACAAGTAGAATTAAATGAAGACGCATTATCAAAATACAATGCAGAATTAGCGGCTCAAGGTATTGGAGATAAGACAGCCAGAAGAGCAGCCATTAGAGGAATTTACGCAAACACCGGAACATGGGACATGGATGAAGTTGATAATATGTTAGATACTTACGGATATAAAACCGGCGGTAGAGTTGGTTATAAAGAAGGTGGAACTGCAAAAGAAAAGTATAAACATTTTCAAGACATGATGGAAGTAGCTAAAGAAGGTTTAGCCTCTTTAGAATCGGATGTAAAACCAATGTCAATTAGACCTTTAACATTTCGAGAAGGTGGATCTGTTGATGAACTTATGGAAAGAGTAAAAGAACTACAAGATGAAGGTTTAGATTTTGCATCAGCAATGGCTCAGGCTCAAAAAGAAATGGGAGCAAGTAGAAAAGCAGAAGGTGGATCTGTTGATGAACTTATGGAAAGAGTAAAAGAACTACAAGATGAAGGTTTAGATTTTGCATCAGCAATGGCTCAGGCTCAAAAAGAAATGGGAGCAAGTAGAAAAGCAGAGGGTGGTATTATGGATGTAAACATGGAAGAAACAATTGATACACCAAAAGGTGATATGACAATGGATGAAAACATTAAAGTGGCTGATTCTACATTAATGGACGCTTATAAGATATATAGATTTGACATGATGGAACAAGGATTAGAACCTATGAGTTTAGAGGAATTTAAAGATCAAGCAATGTCTGAAGGTAAAATGGCAAATATGGATTATAGAGAATTTATATATGACGCTTCTAGAGATAACTTTGCTAATGATATGTTTGGTAAAGATTATGATGATTTGACTCCAGAGGAAGTAGAAGAAATTGATATTATAATTGAAATGGAATTAGGTAAAAAACAAGTTGCTCCTGAAAGAATGATGGCAGCGGAAGGTGGACTAATGAATTTAGGTGGCAGAGAAATGGATTTAAGAGGCGGAGGATTCGTGCCTATGGGTAAAGCAGAGAGAGCAGATGATGTTCCTGCAAGATTATCTAAAAATGAATTTGTAATGACTGCTGATGCTGTAAGAGCAGCGGGTGGTGGAAGCGTTAAAAAAGGCGCTGACTTAATGTATGATCAAATGAAACAATTAGAAGGACAAGCATAATGGCTGAAACAATAACAAGACAATTAAGGGAACCATTCGTAGAGGCCGCTGGTCTTGGTATAACTAACAAAGGTTTAGGATTACTTGGAACAAGTATTCCTACTTCTACTTACACAGGTAGACAATTCGTACAAGGTCAATCGGGTTTAGAACAACAAGCAGCAACAGCTGCAGCAGGTCTAGGTTCACTAACAGGTGCACAAGGTTATCAACAATTTCAAAGTCCATATCAACAACAAGTTATAGACGCATCACTAGCAGAGTTTGATAGAAACGCTGCAGTACAACAAACAGGTTTAAGAGATCAATCTATTCAAGCAGGAGCTTATGGTGGTGGTAGAGAAGGTATCATGCAAGCTGAAGCTATGAGAAATAATCAATTGAACAGAGGACAACTTCAATCTGGATTACAACAAGAAGGTTTTCAAAATGCACAACAACAAGCACTATTACAATTACAAGCACAACAAGGTTTAGGAACTTACCAGTCTCAATTAGGCGGTGCTCAAAGACAAATTGGTCAAGGCCAACTAGCCGCGGACCAAGAAGCAGCTAGAGAAGCAGCTTTTGCAGATTACACACAACTAGGTTTAGTTGCTCCACAGTTAGCATCAGTTATCGGTGGATTCCCTGCAGCTACACAAATGCAATCAACTCCTCCACCAAGCACAACACAACAGTTACTTGGATTGGGGATCGGGGCCGCTGGACTAGGTGGTGCCGTTAGAGGAATGTTTAGTTAATTATGAGTAGAATTTTAAGAAGACCTATGTTCAGAGGTGGACGTGTTGAGTCTAAAGGAGATCTAAAAGTTATAGATCAAATGGGGATTCAAAGTTTAGCTAGAGGGGGTAGAGTTGGTTATCAAGATGGAAACTCTGTACTAGACATTTATGAATCTATTAATAAACAAATTCCAATGCCTGAAAGACCTGAAAAAAGAGGTATGTCTACATCAGATTATTTAAGAATAGCAAGTGCGGGTTTGAATATTTTAGGAGCGCCGAGCGAAGGAAGTGGAATTGGTGGAGCATTAAGATCAGCAGCACCTTCATTATCTAAACTAGGAACAGATTTAGGTTCTTCTTTTGAGTCAAGAGAGACAGCAGATGAAGCAGCATATCAAAAACTATTAGATAGAAGATCTGATATTGCTACAGGTTTGACAGGGGTTCAATCAGAGTATAATATAGGAATGCTTCAAGCTAATAAAAAAACAGCTACAGAAATTTCTATGGATACTATTGATACTTATTACAATGATTTAATTGATGCTGAAAGACTTAAAGAAAATCCTAACACAACACAAATAGATACATGGTCATCTGAAAGAGAATTTTCTAAATTAGATATAGCACAAGGTGGAAACAAAGCATCTAAATTTAGAATACTAAGTCCAGCAAACGTAGAAATTGCTATGGAATTAGCTAGAGAAAAACTAGGAGAAGAAGCAACTTTAGAAGAAATTAAATCAGCAGCTACAGGTATTCTATTAGGAATGGTAAAAGATTTTGACCAAGGATTATCTGGTCTTGCTAACGGCGGTAGAGTAGGTAAGGCTGAAGGTGGAATGATGACAGAAGATGTAAACATGATGACAGAAACTCCACAAGGCATGACTGATGTTAATGTAAGTGAAACAGAAACTATGCCGGCACAAACAAATGAAATTAACGTATCGTATGATCAACTAAGAGATAGATTACCTCCTGAAGTTACTGATGATATTGTTTTATTAATGTCTCAAAGTTATGAAGCGTTGGCTGACTTTGCTGAGATTCAAACACAAGCTGATGTTAATCAATTCAATATTAAATACGACGTACAACTATTCCTACCACAACAATCGGGGGCGTAATGGCCGACAATGTACCATACAAGTACAAACCATCTGATAGTGCGTTAACTGAAAAAGAAATTTCAGCTGCTATAGAATTTCAAACTACTAAGAATAATGTTTACGAAAAAAAAGAAGAACCTAAAACTAAAGTATTAAATCCTTTTTCATTATTACTTTTAGATCCTACACTAGGTCCACAAACTTGGATAAAGAAATTTAAGTATAATAAAAAAATATCTGACGGAAAATTAGATGAAGTTACAGATGAAGAAAGATTATTATTTGAAAGTAAAGTTGATACTAATCAACTTTTTTTAAAAGGAATATTTTCTCCTAAAACTTATTTACAAAGAGACACTAAAAAAGAAACAGACACAGTTGCGGATGTGATGACAGGTGCAGTAACTGGTGTGCCTTTAGGTGTTAAAGCTATTGGAGAATTATTAACTACAGGTATTGATTATACTTTTGATACTAATTTTACTAAAAAACTAGATGAAGTTACTAAAAACTTTTTAAATGTTACAGGTGAACCTGAAACATTAGCCGGACAAATTACTCAGTTTGGTACACAATTTGCAATACCTTTTAAAGTAATAGATAAATTAATTAGAAATATAGGAAAACTTAAACCGTTTGTAGGAAGAACAGCGGGAATGAGAAATTCTAAACTGGTTAACAAAAATAGATTTATACAATCAGGTGCAAACATTGCACAAAGAATGGGTACAGGAGCTTTAGCTTTAGGAGCTACAGATTTTATAGCATCAGGTAAGGAAAGACTAGACCCTATGTTTTTAGAAAAAACAAATGAAGAAGGTAAAAGTGGTAGAGAGCTTGCCGCTGCCAGGTTTGCAAACAAAATTAAATTTGGAGCTGAAGGTGCATTAATAGGAGCAGGATTTCCATTGCTTGGACTAGCTGGTATGGGAGCTGTGAAAGGAATTGGTTATGGAGTAGGTATAGTTTATGATGTTGCAGGAAAAGTTATTAATCCTTTGGTTACAGCAGTTACTAAAGCTGCAGCTTTAGATCCAATTATATTACCCTCTATTGCAAAAGGAATAAGAGCAAACACTGATGTTATCTTTAATCAATTTGGAACTAGACTAGCACTAACAGGAATGGGTAGAACTAAACAATGGACTCAACAACTACCTGATTATAGTGAATGGAGAAAATTTACAGTTGATAATATAGATCCCATTAAATCTGGTTTGAAAAAAATAGATAATGCTCTTTCTATGATTAGATCTGCTGGAAAAAATACAGCTGAGGCTTTGTTTATTAAAGGTTCTGCTAGTAGAGATATTAGGGCTTCTGCTAAAAAAATACAAGACTTATTAAAAAGTATTGAAGTTAAATCATATGATCTAGCAAAAGGATTTGAGAAATCATACAACTCTAATAAAACTTCTCCTTCATTAATGAATTCATACTTAGATGAAGTATTAGAAGTACTAGAAGGTAAAAGAAAATTAAGTAATCTTCCAGAATCAATTCGTAACACAACTAGATTATTAAAAGATGAAATTGTAAAAATAAATAAACAATATAAAAAGTTTATTCCAGATAATGATGGTTTTGCTCATGCATTAAACACGGGAACTAAAAGTTACATTAAAAAATCTTTTTCATTTTTTAATAATCCTGGTTATGCAATGCCTACAACAGATCCTATTTTTGTTAGAGCAGCTAATTTTGCAGAGAACGTTATTAAAAAAGATAGAAATTTAATTGATGAGGCTGTTGCAGCTGCAGGTAAGGGAGTAAGTCAAGCTAAAGCTATTAAAGATTATTCAGGTGTAATGATAAAACAAATATTACAAATGGGTAAGGTAGATAATAGAAATCCTTTTGAAACATTAAGAAAAGTAGGAGAAAGATTAAACTTAGATGATTTTTTACAAAAAGGTGAAGAACTTCCAAACGTTATTAATAAATTATTAGGACAGGAAAGAAGTTTAAAAAGTAATGTATTATTTACTACAGCTAATATGATGTCCGCTGTATCTAACAAACAAATGTATGATTCACTATCAAGAGCTATGTTAAAAGATGGTCAAGTATTTACAACTGCCGCAGCAGCAAGAGCAGGAAAAGGCACAGCAAACGTTGTACAAATAGGTAAAATAGAAGGTATGTCCGGATTAAAAACTACATTAAGTGATTTATATACTGACGCTGAAACAGCAAGAATTCTTACAACTAACAGAGGTCCTTTAGATATTTTAGCAGAAATCCCTGTCTATGCTACAATGCTACAGTTTAAAGCTGGTGTACAATGGGGTAAGACAGTAGGTTCCCCTGCAACAGGATCAAGAAATTTTATTACTGCTGCTGACTTTGCATTAATGAGAGGACTAATTGGTGGTAGAGCTTCTGTTATCAACTCAGTTAAAATGCAAATGGATGATATTTATAACTCAGGAAAATTAATAGGTTCTGCCGAAGAAAAATTATTAGCTAATATAGAAGAAGGAATTAAATATGGTGCACTAGATGAAAACATAGTTGTAACTGAATTGAGAGAATTATTAAAAGCTACACAAAAAGGAAAAGGAATTAACTCATTGGATGGTTTGATTAAAAAGGCAGGTGAAGCTCGGATCGTGGAGCTTATGGGTAAATTATATGCAGGTGGTGACCACGTTTGGAAATGGTATGGCTACAACTGGTATAAATCTTTCTTATCTGATTACGCTAGAAAAGATATGGGAAGAATGAAAAACTGGTTTACAAAAGTAGCAGGTAGAGAATTAGATATGCTTAATAATGACGGTAGTAAAAAAACATTAGATGAAGCAATTAAAGAAGCATCAGCTTATTATGTAAGAAATACTATGCCTACATATAGTAAAGTACCACCATTAATTAAAGGTGTTAGAAATTTACCACTTGGAAACTTCGTAGCTTTTCCTGCTGAAACTTTAAGAGGTACTTTTAATGTAATGAATATTTCTACTAAAGAAATTTTATCAGGGGATCCAATTTTAAGAGAGATGGGGTACAGAGGTTTGATTGGAATGTTTACTACTCAAGGTGTAAAAGGATTAGCTTTAATGAAAACTTATGGCGCTATTACAGGATTAACTCAAGACATTATGAAAGATTACCAAGCAAATTTAGCTCCAGGATACCAAAGAAACTCACAACTATTAGCTATTACTAAAGCAGTTAAAGGTAAATTTAAAATGGTTGATCTATCCACAATTCTTCCATATGATTATGTACAAAGACCTTGGAGAGCACTAAACAATGCCATACAAAAAAAAGAAGTTACAAGTCAAAACTCTATGAATTTTATGATTGGTTTAATGTTTGATGAAGAAGGTCCTATTAGAGAATTATTAGATCCATTTATTTCAACACCCATTGGTCTTGAAGCTTTGAATGATATTAGAAGAGGTTATACTAAAAATGGTAAAAGAATCTGGGGAGATCTAGATACTGATGAACAAAAAATGAACAAATCTTTTGATTATATGACAAAAGCATTAGAGCCTGGTGCTATTACAACACTACGACAATTATATTCTTCTATGACAGGAGTACCTTACAAAGGTAGAGTTTATGATGAGCAAGATGTATTAACTGGTTTGTTTACTGGTGTTAAACCATATGATGTAGACATAAACAGAAATATAGATTTTTTAATTAATGACTATAGTAAAATTAGAACTAAAGCTTTTCAAGCAAGTGCTATGTATAACCTTAATGCTTACGGTGATTCAATTACAAATGAATTTATTGATATTCAAAGAAATGTAATGATTGAACAAGCTAGAATTTATAGAGCGTTTCAAACAGCTAAAAAGTTTGGTGTAACTAGATATAATATTAAAAAAGAAATGAAAGAAAGAAATTTATCTAGAAAAGATATTAGAAATATATTATCTGGAAATTTTGTTCCAATTAATTTTAGTGAACCTAGATTTGACGGTAAAATTAAAGACTTAAGAAAAATAGAAAAAGATAGAGGAACAAATAGAACTATTAATGTTAGTTCTTTCTATCCTAAGTATGAATTAGAATCTATTATAAGAAAATTAAAATATCAAAAATTAGATGAGCAGTTTAGATTTGATAAAATTGAAACAGACACTCCAAGATTTCCACAAGGTTTAACATCAATTGCAGTACCACAAACAAATAATCAAACTGCTAAAATAGTAACACCACCTTTACCACTACAACCTGCTCCAAAAGCAATACAAACTGTAGCATCCCCTGTGAATCAAGCAACAGGATTAACTAGATCTGAAGCCGCTTTATTATCTCCTGATGAACAAGCAATTAGATTAAATCAAAGGGGAGTAGCTTAATGGCTATTGAACCTAAATCAACAAGAGAACATATCTTATCACTTTACGGATACATGACTGGAATTAAAAAAGAACTTATTAAAAACAAGCAAGATTTGAAAAACCTTCACGAAGATGTCGAGAAAATGGGCGGTAAGATAGACAAGATCTATTGGGTTCTTTTAGTAGCTGCGGGAACAACTACGCTCTTTGTGATAAACCTTTTATTTAGATGAAATTAATACTAATTCTTGTATTATCTAACACGCTTTTTGAATTAAAACCTATTGATGTTCCATCAGGAATGTCTTGCTCACAACTCTATGATAAGGTAGTATATTACGTTAAGAATCCAAATTATTTTCCAGATTCAGGAGAAATTTGGATACAAGGATTTCATAACAAACAACTTGTGGGAGGATACTATTGTGAAGCTAAGTAAAAACTTTCATCTATCCGAGATGACTAAATCGCAAACCGCGGAGCGTATGGGTTTAAATAACAGTCCTAATGAAGATCAAGTTGAAAATTTACGCCTATTATGTGAGCGTGTTCTACAACCGGTACGAGACCATTTTAATGATGTCATAACCATTTCCAGTGGATTTCGTGATATAATTCTTAGCGAAAAAATAGGTAGTAGTAGAAAATCCCAGCATTGTCGTGGTGAGGCGGCAGATTTTGAAATATTTGGAACTGCTAATAATGAAGTCGCAGACTGGATTAAACAAAATCTTATGTTTGACCAATTAATTCTCGAGTATTTTGAACCAGGACAACCTAATTCCGGATGGATTCACGTCTCATATACTAAGGAAATCAATGCAAATAGAAAAGAATACTTAATGGCTTTAAAAAAAGATGGTAAAGTTGAGTATAAACCTATATTAGGTCTGTCTACGGACAGATATGCAAAATAACTTATTAGTACATAAACATTTAATTATTAGAGCGGAAGCCCTTCGACCTCCTATGGATGAAGAGCAGCTTAAAGAATGGTTTCAAGAATTTGTTGAATCTATAAATATGAAAATATTTATGGGTCCTTATGTTAAGTACTGTAACATGCCTGGGAACCGTGGAATAACAGCTGTTGCAATTATAGAAACTTCACACATTGCTATGCATATTTGGGATGAAGTAAGTCCTGCGTTAATGCAGTTTGATGTTTACAGTTGTGGTGAGTTTAATGTTGAAGACATTTGTAATAAAATTAAAAAAGATTTTGATATAGAGAAAATTGAATATAAGTACTTGAACCGCGAAACGGGATTACAAGATATTTAAATCTCTAATAGTTTTTGTGGTAGTAGTTGGTTTAACAGCTTGATATAAACCCAGGACTAAGAGAACCGAACCAACTCCGGCATTGCTGCCAAGAACCTACCACTATCCTCAATGTTCATCTCTCGTCCTATTCTGTAATTCTTTAAATCCAATCTCGCCAATCCTCGTCCATAATTTCATTAGCTATATTCATCTTAGATCGTAATGCTTTAACTATCTTTTCATCCACAGTTTTTGGTGTTATAAGGTCAACATATGTTACTGATTTATCCTGACCTATTCTATGTGCTCTATCTTCTGATTGTAATCTTTTTTCTAAATCATAACCGTTAGAGTAATAGACAACATTATTAGCTGCAGTTAAAGTTATACCATAACCACCGGTCTGAGGATTACCAACAAAGAACCGCGCATTGGATTCTTTGTCTTGAAATCTATCAATAGTTTTTTGTCTTTCATCTGAAGAAATTGCTCCATAGTATTGAACAATAGATTCATTGCCAAATTTTTTAGATACAGCTTCTACAATAGCTTCAATATCATAAATATAATTAGCCCAGATAATAACTTTACCTTCAACTTCTTCAAGTACATCTAATAATTCATTGAGTCTATTATTTTTAAGTTTAGTTATTGTACCATCATCATTCTTTAAATGACCACAAGTGATTTGTTGTAATCGCATCATTTGTGTTAAAACATGAGGTGCGGTAGCCATTTTGCCTTTTAGTAGAGCGAGGGCCGCGGATTTCATAGTAGAATAAGCTTCAGTTTGTTCTTCCGTAAGTTCTACTTCACGTCTAATATAGACTTTTGGAGGTAAATCTAAACAATCTTCTTTCAATACTCTATAGGAAAACTCTTTTAATATTTCAGCTAACTCTTCTAGTCTTTGATAATGAGTTATAATTTGTACTCTACGACCACCAAAATTAGCATTTTTCATAACTGCATATCTATTTCTAAAAGAATAAAAAGATCCACAACCTAAAAGATCATCATCTAAAAAGTTACATTGACTAAATAAATCTAAAGGTGATTTAGTTACTGGAGAACCTGTAAGTATTCTTTTATATTTTGCAAGTTTGCCTAAAGCTACAATTGCTTTAGTTCTTTTAGCAGTAGGTGTTTTAATAGTAGTTGATTCATCTACAGCCATTAAAGTTCTATGTGTTCTTAAAAACTTACCTGCAAATTCTAAACCTTTTTTTGTACTAAATGCCTCAACATTCATAATTAGGATGTGTAGATCATACCCTGTTTCAAATAATGATTGATACTCTTTATCCTTTGTCTTAGATGTTGAAGCCGTCCACAGTACCATTTTTGGATGTATATGACTAGCTAAATGTGTAGGTATTTCTTGTGATAACCAGTTTCTATATACACCTTTTGGTGCTATAATTAATGCGCCATTTATTTTACCTTTATCATAAAGCATAGACATATTATCTACTAATACTTTTGATTTACCGGTACCCATTTCCATAAAGTATGCATATTCGGTTTTTTCCCACGATTTTTCTAATGCAGTAATTTGATGTGCATAAGGTTTTGTTTTAAATTTATAATTCATAATTATTTTCTTCTTTCTAGTTTTTTTATTTTTTTTACTAATTTAACCCTTGTAACTTCTGCTTGTTTTAAATCTAAAAAAGCACCATTAAGTAAAGATTTTAATCTTATAACTTCTATTTCAGGACTTCTAATATTTTTTATCATTATTTTATTCTTTCTAGTTGACAAATATATAAATACTATTATATAGATAGTCAAGATAATAAATAGAATTAATAGAATAATTAGAAAGAAGTAAAATGAAAAATAAAATATTTGAATTGTATAAACCAAAATCTTTAGCTGATTTTTTAGAGTTTAAAAAAGAGAATCCTAAAGAAAATTTTGTTTATGTATTACAACATCCACCGGCTAATATAAATATATTAGGTGCATCTGACTTTGGTTACTTGGTAATTTGTTTGCCTAACTTTGGTCCTGATTCACAGATAGTATTCTCATCATCACCCTTTGTTTTTAAAATGGGAAAAAACTTAAGAGATGTAAGAGAACAAGATTATGTACTACTGACAGGAGATCCAGCAATAATGGTTGTGTCTGGTGCAATAGTAAGTAATAATACAAACGGCAAATTTAACCTCTTGAAATGGGATCGACGAGAGTCTAAATACTATCCAATTAACTTCGATCTTTATCAGAAAGGATAATAATGAGTAATGAAGTAACAAACATGATGTTAGAAGATTCAACAGATTTTTTAGACAATATAGAAATTTCTACAATTGCAGCAGAATGTATAAATTTAAAAAAAAAAGAAGATGAAATAGAAGAACTAGAAGAAAAGTTAAAAGCTAAAAAAGAAGAAGCTGATAATATTAGTTCTAATATAATTCCAGAACTATTGGCCGAACAAGGTTTGAGTGAAATTAAACTTGCAGACGGTTCTAAAGTTTCTGTTAAAAAAGAATTTAGGTGCACACTTCCAAAAGATGAAGTGAAAAGAGATGCAGCCTACCAATGGCTTCGTGATCAAGGGTTAGGAGATATTATTAAAAACAATATCTTTGTAACGTTTGGTAAAGGAGAAGATAACAAGGCGAAACAATTGTTGGACCTTGCGGCAGAGAATGGCTTTCAACCACAGCAGAAATCTGATGCGGCGTGGAATACATTAACTGCCCTGTACCAGGAGCGTGTTGAGTCCGGGCTCGACATGCCTTCTGATGTTTTTAATACGTGGATTAAAGACAAGACTAAAATAACCCGAAAATAAAGGAGAATATAATATGAGTACAGAAGTACAAAAGAAAGACACAGGATCCGCAACTTTATTTGGTGAGGACCTACATAAAGGTTTTGAGAATATGACACAAGAAGATATGGCATTGCCATATGTCAGAATCTTAGGCCAACTATCAGCACAAGTAAATGAAGGTGATGGAAAATATATAGAAGGTGCTAAACCTGGTATGATTTTCAATAATGTTACTGGAGAAGTGTTTGATGGTAAAAAAGGTATTAAGGTTATTCCTTGTTACTATAAAAAAGATTACCCAGAAAAATCAGATAGGGGAGATGCTTTTGCTACTACAATAGCAGTTCATTTACCTAATAGTCCGATTATTCAAACAGGTAAAAGAGAAGGTGCTAAAATTAGACTACCTAATGGTAACTATCTAGAGGAAACTTCTTATTACTATGTTTTAATGGAGACTAAAGCGGGTGGAATGACACCGGCGTTGATTACTATGAAATCTACTCAACTTAGTGTTAGTAAAAATTGGAATTCTATGATGAAAACCATACAAATTGCTAACGGTAAAGGTGGTTATGCAACACCACCAATGCATGGAGTTGTGTATAATTTGGCTTCAACACTACAAAAGAATGACAAAGGTTCTTGGTATGGTTGGGCTATTACACAAGACAGAGTCATGGGACAAGAGGATAAATCTTTATACATAACTGCTAAAGAATTTAACTCTAGTGTTTCTAAAGGCGATGTGCAGACTAAGGAAGACGTAGAAGAGAAAAGTAAAGATAGTACTCCGTACTAAATTTAATTTAGGGGGATTGAAAGATCCCCCTTTACAAATAACATAGAAAGGAATATATGAATAAGTTCAAACAAATTTTTAGCGGATTAACAATAGCATATGGACAGTATCAGCCCGGTGACAGAGGAGAGAATGGCATTAAACAAAAAGGTAAAGCCTTCATTGTTCGTAAACCTGTTACCGATGAACTCTGGACAAACCATCTTGAAGGACAAGGAGCTGCCCTTGGAATTATCCCTATCACAGAAAATAATGATTGTAGGTGGGGGTGCATTGATATTGACCAATACGACCTTGATCATCTTAGCCTCATTAAAAGTATTAGGGGTTTTAAACTCCCTGTAATAGTTTGCCGATCTAAATCAGGCGGAGCACACGTCTTTTTATTTGCAACAGAAAATATTCCTGCATCTTTGATGCAATCAAAATTAAAACAAATGTCTATCATACTTGGTTATGAAGGCTCTGAAATATTTCCAAAACAAACTGAGATTTTAGTGGAACGTGGTGACACTGGAAACTTTTTAAATCTACCTTACCACAATCAAATGAAAGGACTACGTTATGCTATCAACGATGAAGGCAATGGTTGCACGCTTGAAGAATTTTATAAATTATATGATCTTTATGCACGAGACAAAGAAGCTGTCGAAAAAATTAAAATTGAAGAAGAAAAAATAACAGAAGCATTTCCAGGAGGACCTCCTTGCTTAAATAAATTGGCAGCAATTGGTTTTGGTGAGGGGTCTAGAAATAATGCATTGTTTAGTATTGCAGTATATTATAAACAAGCTAATCCAGATACTTGGGAAGATGAAATTGTAAAAGCAAACATAAAATATATGGAACCTCCTTTAAGTAATAATGAGGTTCAACAATTAATTAAATCCGTTAATAAAAAAGGTTATGATAAGTATAGATGTAAAGACGCACCTATTAATGCTGTATGTCAATCTGGTTTATGTAGAACAAAAAGATTTGGTGTAGGATTTGGTGAAGAACAAATGCCAGTGATTGGAACTTTAATTAAGTATGCTTCCGCACCCCCGCAATGGTTTTTAGATGTAGATAAAATTAGAATAGAATTAAAATCAGAACAACTTTATAATCCAGGTATGTTTGCTCTAGCATGTTTAGATCAAGCTAATTTAATAGTACCTGTACCAAAACAAAAAGATTGGAAACAACATTTTTTAAAACCAATGATGATGGGATTACAAGAAGTAGAACCGTTAGAATCTTTAAATCCTATGAATGAAATTACAGGACTTTTGCAAGATTGGACTACCAATAGACAAAGTGCAAGAACTATGGATGATGTATTTAATAAACTTCCATACACTGACAATGAATTTACTTATTTTAGAATGGAAGACTTCTTTAATTTTTGTAAAAGAAATAATTGGGATAAAGATAAAAATCAAACAGGTAATTTATTAAAACAATTAGATGTGTTTGTTGAAGAATCTAGAGTAAGAGTTAAGAAACAACAACCTAGATTAATTAAAATAAAAGCTATGAAACAATTAGATGTTTCCATTTCTAAAGTAGAATATCAAGAGGAGCACTTTTAATGAAATACGGTATAACTAAAAAACAATTAAAACTTCTTAATTTTATTGAAGAGTATATTAATAAAAATATTATATCACCATCTTATGATGAGATGATGGTAGGATTGAATTTAAACTCTAAATCTACTATCTCAGCAAAATTAAAAGAATTAGAAATAAGAGGATGGATACAAAAAATGAATGGTAAAAATAGAAGTATAAGAGTTATAAACTAATGAAAACAATAATATTAGGACCTCCTGGTACAGGTAAGACAACAACATTATTAAACTTAGTTGATGAGTTTATACAACAAGGTGTACGTCCTAAACAAATTGGGTACTTTTCGTTTACTAAAAAAGCAGCTACAGAAGCAGCTAATAGAGCGGCGAAGAAATTTAACTTAGATCTAGAAAATGATCTATCTAATTTTAGAACTTTACACTCTTTAGCTTTTAGAAATTTAGGAATGACTAAAGAGAAAATGATGAAACCAGAAGACTATAAGGAATTTGGGCAGAAATGTGGCATACCTATTAAGACTGCTAGTTATTCATCTGAAGATGGTACATTTAATTCTGATAATGAATACTTAACTATTATTAATACAGCACGTGTCAAACGTATGGACTTGATGGAGTATTATGATTCAAGAAAAAATATTTTAGATATAGAAAGAGGAACTTTATTTTTATTAGCAGAGGAATTAAACAGATTTAAAAAAGAAAAAGGACTAAAAGATTTTACAGATTTATTAGAAGATTTTATAGAAAAATCATTACCAGGAAGTTTTGAAGTATTATTTATAGATGAAGCACAAGATCTATCTTTATTACAATGGGAAATGGTTAGACATCTTTGGAAGTATGCAAAGAAAACTTATATAGCAGGTGATGATGACCAAGCAATATTTAAATGGGCCGGAGCAGATGTAGATCACTTCATAGCTTTAAAAGAAGAGGTTAATGACATAAAAGTATTAGATCAATCTTATAGAATTCCAGGTGGTCCTATTCATGAGTTATCACAAAGAATTATAAATAAAGTACAGAATAGATTTATTAAAGAATATAAACCTAGAGATGAAATAGGATTATTAAAAAGATATTCTGATATTACACAGGTAGATATGAGTGAGGGTAATTGGTTAGTATTATCTTCAGCTAATTATTTTTTAGATGATGCAAAAGATTTATGTGAAATACAAGGGTGGTATTATCAATATAAAGGTTTTAATTCTATTTCTTTAAAATTATTATTAGCTTTAAACAATTGGGAAAACTGGCGTAAAGGAGATCTATTAAATCATTTAGAAATTAAAAATATTTATGAGTACTTAGGATCTAATGTATCTATGGGTTTTCAAAAAGGTAAAACATTAAATTCTGATTTAAAATATTCAATGAAAGAGTGTCAAGAAAAGCAAGGATTATTAACTGATAAAGTTTGGTATGATTCTTTTGAAGGTCTAGACACTATGACGGAGAACTACATTCGTAATATGAGGGCGAATGGTGAAGCTATAAATAAAAATCCTCGTATAATAATGTCAACAATACATGGAGCAAAAGGAGGAGAAGCCGATAAAGTTTTAATTATGCAAGATATAACTAATGCAGCTTTAGAAACATTTAGTCACGATCCAGATGAATTACATAGATTGTTTTACACTGGTGCGACGAGAGCGAAGCGTGAATTACATGTGTTAGATCCAAGAAATTTTAATAGGGCTTATATACTATGAATTTTAGTGAATATGAGGATATTATTTTAATAACTTTTTTTTCAATTTTAGCACATTTGATAACTAAAGTATTAATATGAACTGTTGGCACTGTAATAAAGAGTTAATATGGGGTGGAGATCACGATATGGAAGATGATGAGGATTACGATATTATTAGTAATTTATCTTGTCCTAATTGTCATTGTCATGTGGAAGTTTATCATCCTTCAGAAAGATTAATCAAAGAATATGAAGACTATAAAAAGGAAAAAAAATGAAGTCATTAGAAAAACAAGTGGGAGGTAGTCATTATAAAAAAATGGTTATTCAACCAGCGGAATTTATTAACAAAAACAATTTGCTTTTTGCAGAAGGCAACGCTATAAAATACATCTGTAGACATAATCACAAAGGAGGAGGAGAGGACGTGAAAAAAGCTATACACTATTTAGAAATGATATTAGAAAGGGATTACTCATGAGAAATACACAAATGCCATTATTCGCACCAGAGACTGAATGGGTTGCACCAGAAGGCTTAAAAGATCTATCGGGCGTTAAAGAAGTAGCTATAGATTTAGAAACATATGACCCACATTTAATGACTCAAGGGTCAGGTAGTGTTATTGGTAAAGGCCACATTGCTGGCGTTGCGGTAGCCATAGAAGGCTGGTCCGGATATTATCCGATTGGACATGAGGGTGGAGGAAATATGGACAAAAAACTAGTTTTACAGTGGGTTCAGGACTTAGTTAATCAAGAAAAAACTACATTTATATTTCACAATGCAATGTATGATGTTTGTTGGTTACGACAAGCAGGTATTAAAATTAGAGGACACATTGTTGACACAATGATTGCAGCTTCTTTGATTGATGAAAATAGAATGTCTTACGCATTAAATACTCTAGCTAAATTTTATGTTGGTATTGGTAAAAATGAAAAAGTATTACAAGAAGCAGCTAAGAGTTATGATCTTAACCCTAAAGCAGATATGTGGAAACTTCCTGCAATGTATGTAGGTGAATATGCTGAACGAGATGCGGAAGCAACTTTAAAACTTTGGCAAAGATTAAATATAGAATTACATTCTCAAGAACTTATGGATGTATTTAATTTAGAAACTAAATTATTTCCTTGTCTAGTTGATATGAGATTCAAAGGTGTAAGAGTTGATCTTGAACATGCAGCTAATTTAAAGAAAAATTTAATTGTTAGAG